TGTAGATATGCCTCAGGTAGATACTACAAACAATGATAAAATTTATTTTGGTTCTGTAGCGCCTGAACTTGTTGAACAAGAATCTGGCCCTGAAACATCTGTTATTCATCGTGAAGTTCTGACTCGCCAGAATGGTACCCCTAAGTGGGTGCCTGAGAGTGAAGTCGTTTCTGATCGTGATGTTCGTGACCATGTTGTTAGAAATAAGATTGGTCGTCCTGTTTTCGTACCTGAATACGAAATTGATCATGATTCTGGTTCTGATTATACAGTTCGAAAGATTGAACCACCTGTTAAAGGGGGTAATAAAAAGACCCGAAAAGAAAAGCCTTTTATAGGCGATGGTAAGTTACATGTATCTAATTCCGAGGAAGCGGCTTATTTGTCTCATGCTCCGATTGACCTTAATGACTCTAAAAATCTGATGAAGTTAGATTTTATGCAGTCTAGAAAGTGTTTGATTGATGAGTTTGAACAAAACAAGCCTGTCTTTTTGGATCGTTATGATGATGTTTCTTTTGTGTCGCGTGTATTGCAGGCTAAAACTCTTGAAGATCTTGATAATCTATCTAAGAAATTGAAAACTCAAATCAGTTATAATATCTCTTCTCGTGCTAATGCTTTCGTAAGCCCAAAGGACTTGGAAGCTGGCACTAAGAAAGATACTATTAATAATGATTCTCGAATCGACCAATTAATTCAAATGGTGACGAATTTGAATATTAAAGTTGACAAGCAACAAAAAGATAATGAGACAAAAAACGTAAATGGCCCTCCCGAAGATCAGGAGGGTTTTGTTGTAGACATTGTCCATACATATAAAACGTGTCGTGATGAAACCAAGAGGGTTAAAAAAGATAAAGGTGATATTTTGAATATTCTCCATTTATGGTTTTTTTCTTTTCTTGGCCTCGTCGTTCGACACTGGTCGACACTTCTCTCTATTGTGTTGGCTATAATTTTCAGCATCATATTATTGGTGTTTCCTGAACCACGTTACAAGAAATATCGAGGTCGTATTGTTTTTAGATCTCAATTCGATCGTTTTTGTATGTTGTTTCATGCTATTGTACCTGAGAAACGTAATACGTTTTTCAATGCTACTTTTTATACTAACACACTCAACAAGTATTGGAAACTTCCGCAACTAAAGTACGTCACAGATGTTTTGACATATTTTGGATTTGTGCAAGCTGTCCAAGAGTTTGTATCTGTGTTAAGATTATTGGTCACTTCTAGCTATGTAGATCCCACTCGGTTTGAAGCCGTAACTGATGCTGAAGTTCTTTTTCCTGATGAAGAAGAATGGGTTGAAGTTATTGTGGAACCTACTAGCTTGAAAGATGATAAAACTGAATCTGAAGCCCGTAAAACTACCAAACTTGGTCGTAAGAAAAGCCGTAAAAACAAAACAGGTCAAAATGCAGCATTTTATGATAAGATTGCTGATGATGATGTTGTTTGGTTTATGGATGAGGGTGAGATGACTCGTGCTAAATGGCGTGATCTTAAGAACACTGGATGGGTCTCTAGTCATCGAAATGAACATTTCGTGATTAAAGATCAGTACGGTGTTGATAAATATCGCCATGTACCTAAAGGTTTCGAATCGCTTTTTGATAAGATGATTGAGAAGAAAAGTAAGATTAAATCTATTCTCAAACGTCCAAAAGAAAAGAAGAGTGATACTGAAGCCTTAAATCCTGTGTCTCCTACTCCTAAGAAAGTTAAGGTTGATAAGCCTTCCGTTAAAGCGGTTGTTAGTAGTGGTTCTGAAAAAGAAACCAAGGTTAAAACTAAGATCGCTAAACGTTTGGCTAATTCCGAAAAGAGACAGGAAAGAGTTCAAGAAACAGGTTATTCGACGTCTGAAGAAGTTAAACCTGTGAAAGAACATTCTCCGCGTTCCCAATATGATTTTCATAACAAGCGTGTTACCTTTCGTAAAGATTTTAAAGGTCAACAGCTGAGTGAAGAACAGATTGAGAAATCTAAACGTCATTTAACTTATCTAGTTAAAACTTACAGTCCTTCTGAGTTAGGTACCGAGAAGATTGTGGTTGAAAAGTGCTCTTTTGTTGATAAAGATTACCATCCTCGTGAAGGTGGTCATACGTCTAGTTGTGAGTCTGAGAAAGACCAACCACAACGTATTAAGAAAACATATAAAGAAGCACTTATTAGAGGTAAAAATGACTCTGATGATGATACTTATGAATCCCCTAAGAAAAACACGCCAGTACAGATAAGGCGTGTTCGTTCTCATTTGAGGCAAATTGTATCTGAATCGACCGGTGCGCATGTTTGCGCTGGTTATATTGCTCGTGGTCGTATTTATATTAATCGACACGCTTTTGAACATGCTCCTTTGACCATAATACCTTATGACGGTGATGTCTTGATTAAAGACAAAAGCCGTTTAACCAAGATGGATCTTGATAATAGTTTGGTTAAAGTTGAGCATTCCGACTTAGTTAGTTACCCTCTTCAAAAATTTGGGCAATTTAAACTCGATGGTAAAGGTTTTGAACATACTGTTCCCACTGTCGGGTCTAATGTCACCCTTTTTTTCTTTGGGTGACCAAGACTTGAGTCTTTCTGCTGGTCGTGTTGTTGATATTAATCTCAAAGACCAGTCATTTGGTTTTAATGGTACTACTAAACCTGGGGATTGTGGTGGAGTTTATATTCACCAAGAAACCGGTAGAGTTGTTGGTATTCATTATATGGGTCATCATGACCCTATTAAACCGAATAGGGGTATTATTGCCCCAAAAAACTAATTTTTCACGGCGATCTGAAGACCGGATTGGGTTATTACCCTTTCTGGGCCTTAGACAAAGTCCGTGAACATCAATTTGTATCTTACTCTGCTCAGAAACATTTGGATCCCGTTTGTTACCTTGGTACTTTTCAGTCTTTTAGTAAAGACAGAAAGCATCAGTTCACTACCGATGATTATTTTATGGATCTGATGGACCGTAACGGTGTTGACATTTCTGCCCTTAAAGCTATGTATAGTTTAACCCCCATGAGTCCAGAGAGTGTTTACAAAGATTTCGCCAAATATCACATAGATTACGATTATTCTTCTCTCGATTTTGATAAACTTGAGAGTGGTGGTCGTTGGTATGTTGAATGGGTGAAGAAAACTACTGATCGTAGGCCCGAAGTTCTTGATTATGATGACGTATATATTATGTTGGATAAAACCAAGTCTGCTACAGCCTTGTTTAATCAGTTCTTTTCAAATAAAAATGACCTTTTTGAGTCTCAAGATTTTCTCGACTCATTAGTGTCGTTTTTATATAGTTATTGTCTGGATCAAGATTGTAAATTTCTTTTTCTAGCAATACAAAAAGAAGAAATACGTCCTACTGACAAGATTAAAGACCTTAAGATAAGATCTATTATTGTTGGTTCTATTTACCTTCTTGTTATCGGTCATATGTTGTTCGGTGATCTCGATGATATACTCATCAAGAATTGGTTTACCTACCGATCTGGTATTGGTATGTCTTTTTTTGATGGTGATTATCATAAAAAGATCAGCGAGCTCATCGACGGTGACAAGAGTAAATTTTTCTTCTTTTCTGATATTCCCAAATATGATTCTACTCAGATGGGTTATCTACATATATTACAGACTCGTGCTGTTAATGTTATTTATGGTGACCGTTACTGTGATTTTTATCATTTACTTGGGAGTTTAGGCCCTCGAGCTCAACAATTGGGTTATCCCAATTTTCAAGTTGATACGTTCTTGGTTCGTCAATGTTTGTCTGAAGACAAACAATATGCTATGGTGATGCTCCCTGCTGGTGAGATTTATTACACTAAAAGAGGAGAAAAGTCAGGTGCTGATCGTACCAGTGCTGCCAATACAGCTGATTATAAAATCATTGAATTTGCTGGTGCTTCCGACCATTTTGATACCTTGTCTGATTACATAGCTGCTGGCTACAAGAATGATCATACTGGCGACGACAACATTGGTGTCGGGCCAGATAGTTTGGTTAATGATAGTATTTTGGAGATATGGCGCACCTTAGGAGTCACGCCCGAAGGTAAGCAAGTACAATCCATTACTGAATGTGATTACTTGAGTTCAACTCCCGTTTTGGTTGAGTTTGATAGTGGTCTTGAAATGTGGATGCCTAAAGTAAATACTGCTAAGGTATTTGCTGGCCTCAGTTTCAAGATGAGACGCCGTGATCCTGAGTCAGACCTTGCTCGATTAATGAGCACTCGGCTACTTAGTCAGTGGTCTGACGATTTACCCTTAGCTAAAAAACTTTTAGATGATTTTCTTAAAGAAAATCCAAATATGCGTCGTCATCCGATGTTAAAGTCTGATTACGAGTGTATTTGTTCTTATATAGGTAAGTTTGAGTGACTTTCGTTTTCCGTGTTTTTATCGAAAGTCATATATTACCTTCCTTTTGGTTTCTCAGTCTATGATAAGAATTAATCACTGAGTGTAAATTCAAGTTTTATTGAACTATGAGTTCTCAAACTCCTGCCAAGAAGGAAAAAACTAAGCTGGATAGAGATGTCAAAGCGTTGGATAAGGCAGTTAAAAACGAAAAGCGATATATTGAAAACTTCGCCAAAAGTGGAAAAACCAGACCTAATCCAACCCCTCCCAAACCCGGAAACGTTGCTTCCAAGCGAAGTAAACGAAACGGACAAGGAGGGTCAAATTCACTCATTCCAGATTATGAGCGGGTTGCAGCCGCTCTCGCCGTCCCAACCCTTAACGACCCAGTTAGGTGGTCTTCGGAGTTTAGTAGTGCTCCTACAGCAATTGCTTCCCCCTGGGCAATTATCCCAGCTGGATGGAATAGTGCAGGAAATACTACTATTAATATCCCAAATACAGATACTTTTGGTATGATTTTCCGTAGTGCTGAACGTGCTGCTATCATTTATGATTCCAACAGTTCCGCTGCTGCCATGAATTATCAAATTTATGGTAGCACTCCTACTAGTGATGAAAATCCTACCGCCCCAGCAACTTCTTGGAATGTGTTGGTTGGTGTTACTGATTATAATGCACAATATCTGCATACTCCGTACGCCAAATCGACTTATTCTTATTCCCCCCATGGTAGTACTTTATTTGCCGGGGCTGATGGTGTTAGCCCAGGCCGTTATTTCTGGCTTGATGGTAATACCGGTTTGTATGCTACTACTGTCACCCAATACACCAATGTTCCCGAATTTATTTTAGATTTGTGGACTCCTGATGGTATTGTTAGTGATGTATATACTGTTGTAGGTACTACTGGTACTGCTAATACAACCCTTAAGACACCCGGAACTGCTCCAGGTTATTATTCTGTTCGAATTAAAAACCAGACTTCTAGTGGTGCTGGCTATATTACCATTCAAATGCATATCACCGATAGTGGTGGTCCTATTTGTTGTCATCGATGTATTCCAGGTTATGACACAAATGTTGCATCTGTAAATGGTATTCGAGTTAGTGCTGCTGCTCTCATGTATACTAATGAGGCTGCCGATCTTTATAAGCAAGGTAAGATATCTGGTTTTCAATCCCCACAGGGTACTCATTGGACTGATTATGTCCGTTCTGGTGGTGCTTTTAATAATGTTGCAGGTTCCCAGGGGTCCGTAACGACTATTGTTTCTAAAGGTATGTATGGTTTTCTTAAACCTACAAAACCTAATGATTTTGATATTCAAACTTATATTGAGGTCGATAATGGGGTTATTGTTGATTCCTTTTATCCATTAGATCATCAATCTGCTTTTATTGTTATGTATGCTCAAGTTACTACATCTCAAGGACAAGATGGTTATTGGACGATCTCTTATGGTCTAGAGTATCAGACTACAGACGTCTGGCGTGCTATTATGTACCCAACTATGGAGAAAGAAGTTTTTGATAGAGCTTTGGAATTTTTGAAATATCTTCCACAGTTCCACGAAAACCCTTTACATTTTTCAGATATTTGGGGTGCTATTAAGAAAGGTGCTAAATCTATTCTTAAAGGTGTTGTAAAATATGGCCCCGACGTCATTAAGGTTGCTGCTGCTGCGTCGAAACTGATGATTTTATAGACACTTGGTGCTTAAAGTGTACTCACGCCAAGTGTAATAGTCATGAACTTTTATATTAGTCCTGAGGACCTTAGAGACTTTTGTGTTAAAGCCATTTTGGCTAATACAAATTATCATGCGACGCGTACTGAGTTATGGGATTATTTTATTAAGCTTTTAACTCCAAAGGAAGGTAAGGTTGCTACTGTTGCTATTGATTATAAAACTATCACTGCAATTAAGCAATACCTTACTGGCAATAATGTGGAGGTTAATAACTCCATTGCACAATATGCTTTCTATATCCGGATTGGTGAGCTCACTAAGCATTATTCACCTATCTTCCATGGTTTTGTCTTTGGAGCGGACGACGAGGTTATCAATGAAGAAACCCGTTTTTCTGCTAAGGATAAAGAAGAAGTCTCTCGTATTGAGAAAGACTTGCAAATGTAGTTTTGGTT